CACCTATGCGGCAGCCGCGAGCTATGACCTCGGCAACAGCTCCAATCTGCCGAACCACTCATTCGAGGTATCAGGCAAGCTGATCCTGTCGGGCACCAGCGATGCCGATCCGTCGCAGGTTGTGAGTGACCTGCTGACAAGCCAAATCTACGGTGTGCCCGATGCGCCGCCGATCTCAGGCCTCACGCAGTACTCTAATTACTGCCGGGCCGCCGGCATCCTGATCTCGCCGTGCTACGACACGCAGACAGCGGCAGCGCAGATGATCACTGACCTGGCGCAGATCACCAATACGGGCATCTATGTCAGCGAGGGCGTGCTTAAGCTGGTGCCCTATGGTGATGCCGCCCTGACACTGAACGGCGCCACCTACACACCGGTCCTGACCGTTATTGCAAACCTGGGCGACGACGACTTCCTGGGCAACTCAGGCGCCGACCCAGTGATCGTCAAGCGCAACGCAATTGCCGCCACCGTCAGCACGACGGCAGACGCTTACAACCAGGTCACGGTCGAATACCTGGACCGCGCCAACAGTTACAACGTCTCCACCGTGGTGGTACAGGATCAGGCGGCCATCGATGTGTACGGCCTGCGCCCGATGTCCAACATCACAGCGCACCAGATCGCCAACGCAGCCGCAGCAAACGTCGTCGCCATGCTGATCCTGCAGCGCGCCGTCTATGTGCGATCTCAGTATTCATTTCGCCTGGGGTGGCAGTGGTGCTACCTTGAGCCGACGGACCTGGTGACACTGACAGACTCCGCGCTGGGGCTGAACCTGTACCCGGTGCGCATCCTCTCGGTCGATGAGGATGAATTCGGCACCCTTACCGTGCTCGCCGAAGATGCGCCGCCGGGCGTCAGCTCACACGTCGTCGCCAATGTTCCGATCAATGGCGGCTATAACGTCAACCAGGCTATTGTGCCGGGCGACACCAACACGCCGGCCATCTTCGAAGCGCCGAACGCACTCACCGCGCCGGACCTGCAGCTATGGATCGCGGCCAGCGGCGGCACCCAATGGGGTGGCTGCGAAGTCTGGGCGTCGAGCGACGGCAGCACCTACCGGCAGATCGGCACCATTACAAGCCCGGCCCGCCACGGCGTTTTAACGGCCTCCCTTGTTGCTGGTACCGACCCGGACACCACGCACGCGCTGGCGGTCGATTTGACCGCCTCACGGGGCCAATTGCTGGCGGGCACCAACGCTGATGCCGATGTAGGCAACACCATGCTGTGGGTGGACGGCGAACTGATCAGCTACAGCGCAGCCACGCTGACGTCGGCCTACCACTACAGCCTGGGTAGCTATCTGCGCCGAGGCCAAAAGGGAACGGCCAATGCCACGCATGCCAATGGCGCCCAGTTCGCACGCCTGGACGACGTCATCTTCAAGTACACGGTGCCGATCGACCGCATCGGCTCGCCGATCTACCTTAAGTTCCCGGCGTTCAACGTCTGGGGCGAGTCCAAGCAGTCCCTGGCCAGCGTTGCCGCGTATACCCACACCTTCGCCGGAAACAAGCCGAACCCTCTGACCGGATTGACGGCTGTCGGCGGTATGTTTGAGATCACCTTGAATTGGACGTTCACCGCAAGCCAGATCGACCGCGACTTTATCGAGGTATGGGGTGCCACCACAAACAACCGGGCATCAGCCTACCTGCTGTCGAGCGTCAAGAGCCCGGCGCAGGCCTGGGCGCATCCGGGCTTGACGCCTGGACAAACCTGGTACTACTGGGCCCGCGTGGTGGACACGTCGGGCAACGACAGCGACTTCTATCCACTGAGCGCCACCGCCGGCATCGCTGCAGCACCAAGCACCAACCCATCAGCCCTCCTGACCCAACTCAACGCCGCCATTGGTGCCACCGAATTAATGGCTGGCCTGAATGACCGCATCAACCTGATCGACGGCAACACCGCGCAGCCGGCGCTGCCGTATTCCCTGGCGCAGCTCGCCGCCATACAGACCGGGCTCAATCGCAAGGTGCAGGTCAACCTCGACGCATCTGCAGCCGGCCTGTTGCGCGACGTGATCAGCACCAACACATCGCTGTCTGTCATCAGCGATGCCGGCATCTACACCGACCCGGCAACAGGCACAGTCAAGATTTACGCCGTCGAAGCCAACAACTCGCACCTGACGACCGTTGACGCCCGGCTTGATGCCCATGACGGCAGCATCGCGCTCAAGGCCAGCACCATGTATGTGGACGGCGCCATCGCTGCGGCCACGCTGGGCACGGCCGATCTGGTGTTGTTTGAGGGCATGGACCTGCGGGTCACGACGGCCGAAGTCAATATCAGCAGCCTGAACGCCGCCGTGTCGCTGAAGGCATCGGACGTCGCTCTGACCGCTACCACAGCACGCGTCACCACGGCCGAGACCAATATCAGCGCGCTGACCGGCACTGTGGCCACCAAGGTCAGCAGCACCGACTTCAGCAGCGTGACCGGCGGCATCGATGCCCGACTCGGAAGCGCAGAAACAACGCTGTCGGCTCTGGGTAATACCAGCTCGATCACCAGCATGGTGCAGCAAGCCAATAAAGCCTATCGAGATGCCAACATCGATGCCCAGACGCTGCTGCGCTCGATCCTCAACAACGAAGCCGACGCGAACCTGGCCGCCCAGACGCTCGCCCTGGCGCGCAACGACCTGACCGCCTACACCGACGCCAACATCAGCGCCGAGGCCGCCCAGCGCCTATTCCTTGCTGCCGTAGTGGATGGGCATGCCGCGCAGATCAGCGATGAGCGCATCGCGCGCGCCACAGCCGATGCCGCTGAGGCCACTGCCAGGCTTGCCTTGGGCGTTGTCGTGGCGGGCAACACGGCCGCGATCATCAGCGAGCAAACGACGCGCGCCGACGCGATCAGCGCCGAGGCCAGCGCCCGGACCGCACTTGAGGCGCGCGTCACCAATACCGAAGGCAATGTCAGCGCCAACGTGGCCGCGTTCCTTGAGGAACAAATCGTCCGCACCGATCAGCACACTGCAACCGCTTCGGACATCAGCACCCTGACGGCTGCCGTTGCCGCCAATGGCGCATCGATCACCGCAGAGCAGACTGCGCGATCGGATGCCGACGTTGCCGAGGCCAGCGCCAGGGCAGCGCTTGCCGCCCGGGTGACGACGACCGAGGGCGACATCGCCACCAATACGGCATCGATCGTCAGCGAGGCCAGCACCCGCGCCACGCAGACGTCGGCGCTGGCCACCCGCGCCACCAACCTGGAAGCCTCAGTCAACAGTGGCAGCACCGGCCTCGCAACCAAGGCCAGCGTCAGCTACGTGGACACAGCCAAGGCAGATGCCATCAGCTCGGCCGCCAGCACCACCGCGCTGGTGCAGGCGCAGCTCAACAGTGGCGGCACCACCTTTGCCAACATCGCCACCGCACAGAGCACGGCAAACGCAGCCGCCAGCGCCAGCAGCTCCAATGCCAGCGCCCTCAGCACTGTGCAGGCCCGGCTCAACACTGGAGACTATGCAGCGGTCAAGACCGAGAGCAGCGCCAACGCCTCGGCCCTTGGCACGCTCAATGCCAAGTACTCGGTCAAGGTGGACGTCAATAACCACGTGACCGGCTTCGAGCTCAACAGCGATGGAACCGTCGGGTCCTTCGTGATCCTGGCCAACAAGTTCCTGATCTGCAACCCAGACGGAACCGGAACACCAAAAGCCGTATTGTCACTCGGCACCGTCAACGGCACGACTGCGCTCGGCCTGGATGGCTCCCTGATCATTGACGGCTCGATCTCAGCCCGCTCGATCAACGCCGAGGGCCTGACTGTCTCAAATGGCCTTACGCCTGCAGTAGGTCCGTCCGGTACCGGAACCATGACCGGGTATGGCGCTGTCTTCAACAGCAACGGCACCTTTGCCATTGGCACGCCAGTCAACAACATCGTCTATGACATGACGGGAGGCATCACGATCAATGGGCAGCTGATCGCCAACGCCAATATCGTGTCGAAGTCTGCAACCGAGTTTCTGTCGACCTTCCAGTGGATACCCAACGGCAGCTGGGCAACCTACACCTTCACCATGGAGCACGCCGGCAACGCATCGATCCTGCTGACCTACGGTTTCACGACCAGCAACATCCTTGGCACGTTCGAGGTGCGCGCGCAGATCGACGGATACACGTCCTACGACTCCTGCACCGGCGGCGATGACTGCACGGTGACGATCCCGGCGTTTTACTCCGGCCTGGCTGCAGGCACGCACACGCTTTACATGTATGCACTGCAGCAGTACGCAACCGGCAACCACCTGGCGCGGTTCACGCTTTTGAGGAGCTACCGGTGATTTACCTGCACATCTTCAACGCCGACGGCAGCCTCAAAATCCGCCAGCAGCTCGGGCCCGAGGACGACGCTCAAGCCATCGCCGAGATGAATGGCTCCAGTTTCTTTGTCCTCGATGAGACCGGGTACTGGCCCGACCAAGTTTATTTTGATGGCGGCGCGATCGTCCAAAAGCCTGCCAAGCCCTCGATCTTTCACCAGTTTGATTACGCCACCAAGCGGTGGATCGATCCCCGCACGCCTGACGACCTGTGGGCAGCCGTGCGTGTACAGCGCAATGTCCTACTGGCTGCATCGGACTGGACGCAGTTGCCCGACGTACCAGGTGCAACGCAATCGGCCTGGACCTCATACCGGCAAGCCCTGCGCGACATCACCAACCAACCCGACCCGTCAAACGTGACGTGGCCAACCGAACCCATTTAAGGAGCAACAACATGACATCATGGTATCGAACGGGAACCATTTCCGTCACCAACGGCAGCACCACCGTCACCGGAAGCGGCACCGACTTCATCAGCGGAACGGCAGCAGGCGAGGGCCTTCTGGGGCCTGACGGCAAGATCTATGAAATCGTGGCTGTGGTCTCAGGCGTTGCCCTGACGATCAGCCCAGCTTACCTGGGTGCCAATGCGTCGGCGCAGGCCTACGCCATCATCCCGACGCAGTCCTACATCCGCGACCTGGCCAACCAGGCCGCCGCCCTGGTCAACGATTACGCTGCGACCAACTCCAACGCCTTCCTGCTGACGGTTGCCGACAAGACGCCGCCAGTCGACACCGACAAGGTCGCCATCAGGGATGTGGTGACAGGCACCGGCCGCTGGCTGACGTTCACCGACCTGAAAGCGTTCCTCAAGTCCTACTTTGACTCAGTCGCCACCACACTGACCAACAAGACCCTGACGGCACCGGCGATCACATCGCCAACCGGAATAGTCAAGGCCGACGTCGGTCTGAGCAACGTCGACAACACAGCCGATAGTGCCAAGCCCGTCAGCACCGCTCAGGCAACCGCCAACAGCTCGGTGCTGACCGCCGCTGCAG